TCTTTTTCTTACCCATTGTGCCGTTTCTCCTTTCCAGTGGCTTTGCCTCTTATTTGTTCTTTTCTCCTTTCCATGATTTTATTATATACCTTTTTCGGTATATTGTCAACACTTTTGTATAGATTTCTAAGAAAATTGCAAAAAAATAGAGGGCAGACAGCAAACCGCCCACCCTCGAAAACTTAAGCTAATCTTGTGGCATAATCTAAGCTAATCCAGCCTGCGCCACTCTTCAAGCGTCCCCAGCCTTCGCTTGCGCCCTGTCCGGCTTTCACTTCCACAATGGTAAATACTCCCTTTCCTGTGGTTTCTCCTGTCTTTGCATAGTTCGTGCCTGCTCCCGTTCTGATATTAAGGTCTAAAATATCCACCTGTACGCTAAACGGAACGCCTGCGCTTGCCTGCTGCCCCGCTGCGGTATATACCGCCTTGCCGTTATCATCATATACAGTATAACCCGCCTTGCAAGCGCTCTTTGCATTTTCCAGCGACGTAAACGCCCCCAGCTGGCTTGCTGCGTCCGTCCAGCTCTTGCGCACTCTGTAATACTTTGTACCGTTTCCTGCTGCATACTTTTTATAGTATCCCTCGCCGTACTCTGCACGCTTTTTCTTTGCTGTTTCGCTCTGGTCTGCTGGCTTTTCATATCCAGTAAGAACGGCATCAGATGCAGCACGCACGCTGCCCGCCTTTTTCAGTGTGTCCATTACTGCTGTGTATCCCTGCAATTCTTCCCATAAAAAGCCCAGCTGCATATTAAGGTCTGCAATGGATACGCCCGCCTGTTTTGCATGATTAAGCAACGCCTGCTTTCTGCTCCAATACGTCCACTGCGCCAGCCCATAGCCTGCACTGTCCTTTACAAAATTGCCATAGCTGCCATTATCCACCGCTGCTGTATATTCTGCGTCCGTCTTACCCAGCTTATTGTTATAGGCGTTCTGTAAGTTGTTCGGCATAAGCCCGCTTTCAGCATACAGATTACCCATAATACCAGCCACAGCATAAGCATTTAAGCCCTTTCCTGTAAGAAAATTCCAGATTGTTTTTTCATTGCCGCCCTGCGGTGTTTCTGCCTGTCCGCTGATTTTACGCTTAAACTCGTCCCATGTGTGGGCGCTGGTGTTATATACATACGGGTTAGGGCAAATCTTGCCCGTTACGTCGTAATGTCTGATTACATGAGATGCAGGCACACCGTATTTATTCATAAGGTAACGGGTAAGCTCTGCCGCTGCCTCTACTGTTGCGTCCTCAAAATACCAGTCTTTATCTGTTGCGCCCATGCTCTTTGTGTTTTTCTTCCTTACGCACATTTCAATACCGATACTATTAGCGTTTCGGCACTCTGCGTGCTTATAGCTCGACGCTCCGCAATGCCACGCTATATTAGCGTCCTCTACGCACTGCCATACCTCGCCGTTAAATCCTACAAAGTAATGCGCCGACGCATTTCTATTGCCGCCGCCATAATATCGGCAGTTGTCCTCTGCGCCGCCCAGTGCGCCTACATAATGGATAACAATATACTTAATTCTGGAAACGCTGCCCTTATTGAAATTGTACTTACTTATCTTTCTGTTAATGTTCATATTTCCTGCCTTTCCGCATACAAAATAAGCGCCTGCGGTGTCCCGCAAGCGCTCTTTGCTGCTATGTCCTTATTATTCTTATCTTTCCTGTGTCCTGTGTTCCTCTACGTTGCCTGTGGTGCTGTCCCCGTCCAGTTCGTCTGTGTCCGGCAGTTCGTCCGTATACTTCGCCAGAAACTCCCGCACCTTTTCCCATACCTTTTTTACGGGCAGCCCGCATAATGCCATATTCTTAAAAATACTCACTACCTCATAAGCAATGTAAAGCAATGCGAAAAATTCAGCCACGCCCACGGTATCAAGCCCTAAATATGTACGTGCCTGCTCCGGTATAAATCCGATTAAGTTAATCTTAATCAGTACGTCGATTGCCAGCATGAATACCAGGGAAATAAGCATACCTACTTTTCTGATAGCCCCGTCAATGCCTGCGCAGCTATTAAATTTCTTCTCTTTGATTGCACGCAGCACGCCAAAAACCGTGTCGCACACAATCGCCAATACTACCAGCTGGATAATTTTGTTATGTGCCGCCGCCTCAATAAATTCTGTAATAGTCATGTTCATAAATCCTGCCTTTCTCTTAATTGCAAATTTTCTGCCCGCTCTTTCAGCTCTGCGCCGTCGTAGCCTGCTGTCTGCTCCCAGCTTTCCAGAGTGGCTATTAAATCAGCAATAAGCCTGCTTTGCTTTTCTATGGTTTCCTGTTGTTCTTGTACTACCCTTAGTAAATTGCTACTCATGTACTCGCTCCTGCATTCTGCCGCTTAAGCAGCCTTTTCTATGGCTGCCTCTGCCAGCATTTCTATTTTCTTTCGTAGGTTGTAGCTGTCGGCGTGTCCTGCGTGTCCCGTCCAGCTCTGTATGCTCTTTTGTAACTGCTCTTTTGTGATTTTCCCGCTCTCGCACTTCTTGATAGTACGCTTTATGCGCTTTATGCTGTCCTTTCGTACTTTCCTGTGCGTTGCCCTGTGTTTGTAGCCTACAAAGTCTATACCGTTCTTTGCTGCCAGCATGGTAGTTTTCGGGTTAAACTCTAACTTAAGCTCTTCCCGTAAGAATTGCTCTATCCGTGCAAGCCAGCTGCGCAGCTGTTCCTTGTCTGGGCTTAATATTACAAAGTCGTCCATATACGCCTCTACGCCCAGCTCATGCTTAATAAACTGGTCTAATGCGTCCAGATAGATATTTGCAAATAACTGACTGGTAAGGTTTCCTACTGGTATCCCTACGCCGTCCGGCATATTGCCGTTGTGGTCTATTATCCTGTCCAGCAATGCCAGTACCCCAGCGTCTTTTATAACCTTACGTATTTCAGTCTTTAATACCGCATGGTCTATGCTCTGGAAATAGTGGTGTATATCTGCCTTGATAGCATAAAGCGGCTGGTCTGGGTGGTATTTGTTCCACTCATACAGCCACTCTTTTAGCGTATCAGACGCAGCGTGCATACCTTTACCTTTCCGGCAGGCGTAAGACTGCGATATAAACCGCTTATCAAATATAGGCTCTAACACGTTGTTTATGGCGTGCTGTACCACCCTGTCATAGAACGGCAGCGCCATTATCTGCCGCTCTTTCGGTTCGTACACTTTAAAGTAATGGTATTTGCTTGGCTCATAGGCAAGGTTTATAATATCTTCCCGCACCTTGTCTAAGTTTTCCTCTTTGTCTTTCGTAAAAATTAGTACGTCTTTTCTGTGGCGTTTACACTTTCTGGCTTTGTTATAGGCTTTCTGTACGTTTCCATAGTCGCCCATAGCCTCTAAAAGCGTAATGCGCCGCCCGTCCTTATCGGTAATGTATCCTACTCTCTTCAAGTATTAAGCTCCTGCCTTTCGCCGTAGCTACTAACCAGCAGCCGTATTTTTTCTCTTTGCCTCACGGCGGGACAGCCACTCTGACTATAGGATATTAAACACTCGGTCTTATCCCTTTCTAAGTCCTTGCCAGTATTCCGTAGAACTCTGTGCCTGTAATGTTCTCACTAAGTCACACGCCCCACGAGCGCCAATGTTCGTATTGACATTCCACGGGTAATTGTTGCAATTCACGGCACGAGCGCCGCAATTCGCCCCATTGTTCCAGTTGCCGCCCGCTATCAGCGCCGCCAGAGGCTGTAAGTAAGCAGCTGCCCCATATCCTGCTATTTTCTGGTCTTTACCTCTTCTATCAGTTCGCCCAGCATAACGCCTATTTCTTTCAGCTTGCGGCAGCTCTCGCCGTAGTGCCGTGCGTTCATGGCGCTATATTTCAAATCGTGCGCCAGTCGCAGCAATTCTTTACTTTCCTGCAATGCCGTATCTACCGTGTATAAGTGGCTTTTCGTTGCCGTCTTATCCCACTTTATAACCTCTTGCAGCATTTCAAGAATTGCGTTTCTGGTCGCCGTCTGTAAGCTGAATTTCTCATACTTCGGGTACTTCGTAAGTAGAGGATAGATATATAGTAGAAAATCGTATATTTTCTGGTGTATAATATCTGTTTTTGTCTGTATGTCCATGCCTTACCCCCGTTTATCCGGCTGGGCTTTCGCCCGCCGTCTACAGAGAGTCACACGCCCCACGAGCGCCAATGTACGTAATGACATTCCACGGGGACCTGCTGCAACCCACGGCACGAGCGCCGCAATCCGCCCCAGAGTTCC